ATTGTCTTATAAATATTTGATTGTAATTCTCTTTTACAGAAAAAAATTATTAATCTTTTAAACGTTTTATTACTGAAAAAGCTTTGTCTACCAAATGGTCTTCTACTAATATTGTAAACTCGTTTGTAGTAGATATTACCTCATATAAGGTTACGTTTTCCCATGCTAAACGTTTAAATATCTGATAATATAATCCAGTAATTTTTGAATTACCTTTTGGTAAATTAACACTAATTGCAGATAATTTATCTTGCAACCCTGTTTGTGTTTCATTTTTAATAGCTTTTAAAATTTCTTGATTCAATTTAACGTAATTTGTTTTTAATTTTTTCATAATAGTAAATTTAAATTAAAGTTTTGTTTTTGTTTGATAGGGCAAATATACAAAAAATTTAATACAATTTAAAAAAAATTAAACTTTGACTAAATTTAGAACCATTCTAAATAAGCATGGGCAGTCCAAATCTTACACCTCAACTCTTGTCAGATCTTTGGCAGACCTAGCAGTTTCACCGAGCAGTTTCACCGAGCAGTTTCGGTGGCAGTTTCATTGGATCAAAAAAAAATGGAGTAACAAATAAATGTTACCCCAAATTTCAAACAAAAAACAAAGTATAATTAACTCACAAACTAATTATTCTGTATGACATAATATCTTTTGTCGTTGTATCTTATGAATAGTATTTCCTCCATTTGCAGTTTCAAGAAACTCTGATCGGTTATATCAAACACTTCTATGTTATCGTATTGCTGATGATCAAACGCTTTGTTAGATCCGCTTATTTGCTTATTGAGGAGCATCCTGCACATTGTGTGTACCCTTTCTTGGTATGGTTTCTGATATTCTATGAAGAACATTCTGTTGTTCTGTTTTAGTTTGTGCAATAATACTTTTGCCTTTCTGCTCGTTATCGTTTTGTTCATTGTTCTAAATATTATTGGAGAGGTGGCATCGCTGAATACTAATCAATCGGGACACCACCCCCCCCCCTTATGTACCCCCTATGCTCCCCCTACACGCACTCCTTACAATGAGCGCATCTACTTGTATCAGGGTTGTAATCTGCTCCACAACACATACTATATATGTTGTCGTAACCCTTTAGATAATCTTCTTGTGAAAAATTATTGTAATCATCCCAAGTAAGATCAATGAACTCGTATGCCACCCCCTCGTAGTTAATGTATATGTCTAGGTCGCTATCCCCCACCCTAACATCTTCAACTTCAAAACCCATTGACACTAAATGCTTTGTAACATCTGCTTCTGATGATAGCATTGGAGAACCATTCTCTCTGTGATCGCTATCACAATATCCTATATCTGATCCTGCTCTACACATTATAGTACCTTTTTATAGATTGCTGATTGTACCTTCTCCAAAGATTCTATTGAGCTTAGGTAACATTCTATCTTTGCATTGCAAACCTCAAACATAACCATATCATTTTCTTTTTTGTATTCGATCTGCATTTCTGTTATTGCTTCAATCCTAGCATCTAATCCTGCTTTTTCTTTTTCTATTAGAAACATTACATCTCCAAATGAAACCTTTTGTACATCAACACCGTAGTGTTCTTTTGCTAATTCCTTAAAATAATTTGTGTTTAACATTGTTTTGTGTTTTAATGTATTGCTTCATTGCAAATACAAGGCAAAGATAATAATACTTTTTTATATATTCCAAATAAATTTTAATAAAAAAGCAAAAAAAGTTTATTTTACTAGAGTAAAAAAATTATTTAATGTAGGTCTTTTTTTTGATAATCATATTGATTATTGGCTGACTTACATTGTATTTTCTAGCTAATTTGTTCTGACTTATATTGCCTTCCTTATACTCTTCTCGTATTGCTTCAGCTTCTTCCAAAGTGAATTTGCGTTTGGAGTAGCCACCCCCTCGCATATCTTTCCTTATATATATAGTATCACTCATTGTTTAATCTTTCTAATTCAAATTTTAAGTGGTTGATCGCCTTGTTTATGTCATCAATATGTTTATCTTTGTCGCTCATACCCTGCTCTTTCTTCTTGCCACAACGCAAGAGGTAAGTCGTGGCAGTGCCTACATTGTATGAAAGGTCAAACCCTGCAATGACTTTTCGTGCTTCGTAGCCATTGTTACCGATGTAGTAACTCGGTATTCCAACAGATTCAGCAGTTTCAGCAGTTTCAGCAGTTTCACTAGCAGTTTCAACAATCTTTTTCTTTTCGCAATCACAAGTTTCACATCCGCAGTTTCGCTGATAGTCGTAATAATATTTGCTCTTTGTCATAATTCGTTGTTAAAGTATTTATCTATAGTTTCTTTGCAATGATCAAACCCTTTACAGCATATTGCGTAATAACCCCTATCTAGTGCGTTCTGAATGAATATCTTCTGCTCTTTGGTAGGATATGACTTCTTGTCTTTCTTTAGCTCTATAAACAATCCACTGTGCGTTTTGTTTGGCTCGAAGATAAGCAGGTCTGATACTCCCCTCAAATATCCTGTGCGCTTTGCTTTGAGCCTTTGAGAGTAGTGCTTTTGAAACTGACCACCCATTGTTGCAGTAAACAACACATTTGGATATTGTAGCTTCAAGTAATTTACGATAGCGATTTGTACTTTTTCTTCCGTACCCCCCTGTGGAGTACCCCCCTTTGTACCCCCCTGCCGATACCCTTTCCTCGATGTCATATATCTTATCTGTATTATATTTGATTAAGTTCTGCAAGTTATGAATCTCATCTTCCATGTGAGCCATATCGCTTGTCAGGTGCTTAACTGCAAATATAAGATATAAAACTGTAATAAGCAATACTACTATAAAAATTGTTTCCATATTAAAATCTATCATTTGTTTCTCCATGTCTGCTGATTATTCTTATTTCCTGAATAACAACATCAACTTCATCTTTTTTCTTTTTAACGCACTTTGTTAACCTTGATTTAATCATATCATCACTAGAAAGTTCTTTAATGTCTTGTGATGTTATAAATGTTATGCAGCTACCCTCCTTCCATCTCTTGTTTACGGATTTATTACTTGCATACTTAAAAAATATTTTTGCTCTCCAAATTGGTCTTTTCGCCATTTTCTAGTTTGTTTATGTTGTTAATTAAATCTTCGTTTGGATCTTTAATTTTTAATATCAAACGCATTAAAATAAGTCCAATAAAAATTATAAGCGCATAAACAAATGTAATTATTTCCTGTAACATAAACTATCTTTCATCAAAATATTCTCTTATTCTTGCTCTCAACCCCTCTTCCCATTTAGGAACAATAATCTTTTCTAGTTTTTGAGCATCAACTCTTTTGTTGCTTTTCTTTAGTAAATAAAGATCATAGTAAGCAAGTGCTTCTGACATCAACGCTTTTAAATCTTCGATGTCGTAATCATATTTACCTTCTTGAATGTAAGTTGCAATTTGGTTTAGAATTTTTACACTCTCTTGTTTTAGTTGTCCTTTTTTCATATCTATTGTTTTAGTTGTTTAGCTTTATTTATTGTTACCCCTAACTGATTTACATTATCTCTATGCTTTTGGTAATCAGTTACAAGCCTTTGTTGTCTTTGTAATTGTGCTTTGGCTTTGTGTTCTTTCAGCCATTGATTCCAAGAGCGAACATTGATAAACCCCCCACTCTCAGAGTTTCTTATTCCTTGCTCAAAAGCAAAGGCAACTTCCTCCATTTCCATCGAACCATAAAACCTTGAAAGGTCATCCACAAGAAACTTAGCCATCATTACAATCTGCTGAGTATCAGGCTTTTGCCCTAACATCATGTAGCATTTACTTAATAGATCTACGCAATCAATGTTGAGCTGCTCTAGCTCATTGCTAAATCTGTACCATATTTGATTCTTCTTATTCATATTGATTTAAGTTTTTTTCGTGCCTACCCTCCAACCTTTGTCTGTCTTGGGCATCATTAGAAAATAATCCTGTTACCAAATAGTAGGTGTCCCACTCTGAAGAGGTTCTGTGCCATTTTTTATTTGTCAATGCTCTTTTCCACATTTTGTTTATGTAGGGATTGTCCTTTGTTTCTTCAATCTTTTTTTCGATTTCTTGCTTAGTCATTACTTATTTATCATTTGTCTAGCCTCTTGCCAAGTGCTAAGTGATTGTTCAACTTTACTTTTCTTTGGTGCTTCTGTGTTCTTTTCCCAAGTTCTCACAGCAGCTTTCCAATCCTTCATAGGGTTTTTACCCACTTTCCAACCGTTAGATGAATAGTAGTCGTAAAACTTCTGAGGATCTACATAGTTATTTCTTTCATTACAGTAATCAATAATGTCCTCAACATTTGGTTTTACAAACCTTTTAGCCTTTACCTTATCTTTAACTATAACTATATCTTTAGCTTTATCTTTATCTTGTACCCTATTAGGTAGGGTTTGTAAACCCTTCAGATACCCTTCAAGATTATATTTTTGTAATAATGCTATAACTGACTTATGAACATTAGAGTTAGGGTTTAGTTCGCCATATTGAAAGTCAATAAACTCAGGGATAAACCACTTGTCGCCATTGTCAAATATTACAATCTTATCCAAAAAAGCCTGTGGTAACATATCGTGGATTAGTTCATATCCCACCCTAATTGATGCTACCTCAATATCTACCTCCCATATCCCTGCGTGATTGCAGTCATCTAAGATGTAAAACCAAAGCAACTTATGTTGTGGTGATAATTCTCGGACAAATCTTTTCTTCCATTTGTCTGTGTCTGTCATTCGTTTTGCCATAATTGATAGTTTTAAATTTGATACAAACTTACACCTTTTTTTATTAAAACAAAAGTTTTTTAAGTTTTTTTTGTTTTATGTATGTCATTAGCTCAATATCATGGGTAGATCCTGCTCTAGGTTTTCTTCCTCCAAGAGAAAAATTACCTGCAAGATTGTTTAGCCTATCATATAATACGCCATCATTAAAAGACCAACACATAATCAATGGTTTCTTGTGTGTAGTCTGAAACTGTTGACCATCAACAAGTTTACGCATTGAAACCAACACAATATCTTTATCTCCTATGTTTTGATTTACGCATCCTTTAACTTCAAAGCCACAAATAACATCTAACTGTTTATCAAGCACCTGATAATCAATGCTTGACCATTGTTCAGCAGGAACATAACTGAAGTCATACTTATTACAGAATGATCTAACAGCTAGTTCCTGCCTCCTAACATCATTTATGGTTTCAAACTTCATTGACTACGCAATCAAATTTTTCTATTAACATTCTTACCTTAAAATGGTAAGCCATCATCCTCTGCTAAAGCTTCAGGCTGCTCAGATTTATCTGCTGTATGTCCTTCTTCTTTTACAGACCAAGCTAAGATATTGTTGTAATAGTTTCCTTCGTACAAGCGACCTCTGATGTCTATCTTACACTCTACAGGAGTTCCTACGGACATAGAGCCTATCTTATCAATGTTATCTTTTACGACCTCCATTTTGATTGATTGTGGGTAGTCCCCTCCTGTGTTAATTACAAATTCTCTTTTTTTGAATCCGCTCTTAAACTGCTTAGTTTCAAAGATTGCTTCGATTGTTCCTTTAATTTCCATTTTCAAGTTCTTTTAAATAGTTAATTTCTGATTTAATTTTATCTACTCTATCGTCAAGTAGTAGTTTTTCTCTTTCAAGTAATTCTAGTTCATCGTTTAATGTTACAAAACTGTTTTGCTCAAATACCATATCCCTAACTCTAATGTAATCCAAAATACTTTGTTTATCATACTCTAGATAACCCTTCATTGTTTTATGATGATGTATTACAGTTGCGTGATTCATATTAAAAACATCTGCTATCTTCATGTATTGCAAGTAGTAGTGTCTACGCAAAAAGTAAAAAAACATTCTCTTTGCTGATACAATATTAGATTTCCTGCTACTGCTTTCCAACTGCTCTTGAGATATGTTGTAAACAGCACAAACAGCATCTCTAAGAGGTTGGTATTTCTTGTATTCTAAGTCTTTAGCTGTCATCTGTAATTACCTTTATGAGATCATTCATATCTACATTATCCTTAATCTTTTTTTGGTAAGAAAGACATTCTATATGCTTTAGTCTTAACAAACTAGGATTTGCTAAATATTTACTTACAGTCAATCCTTTTACTCCTGTGTATTCACTAAATTCTTTTTTAGTTACACCTAGCTCTCTCATTAGAGCCTCAAATTTGCTACTTGCTTTTTTCATCTTTTTATAATTTCTAGTTCTGTTCCGAACTCATTTTTATATAATTCCTTGATTTTACTGTCAGGTAATGATATATATGTGTCAACAAATGTTGAATTTATACCCATTTGATCCTTCACTACTTTACCGTTTGGATCTCCGCCTTGCTCTCTAATCTTTTTTATCTGACTTCTTGTGATGCAAACTATTGCTCCCACTTTTGTCATTGCGTGTTTTTTAATTGCCATCTCTAAACATTCTTTTAAATTGTTCTCTAGGATCTGTCGGTATCTCATCTTGCTTTAATTTGAATATAAGTTCTGATGCCTCTACCTCTGACAATTCTAGTAAACTTCTTTCTATTTCATTTATTTTCGATTCAGGATATGGACACCTGCCTAGCAATCCCTCTATTATGGATATTTGAGTTACGCTAATTGGCTCATCACTAAGCAGGTCGTCTATCCAATCCATTATTCCTCAGTTAGCATTTCATCTTGACCATAAACACCTTGCTCGTAAAAGCCTGTCAGCATCAATACTGCTCTTGACTTAGCTCTCTTTTCCGCCATAGCAACAGGAAACTTACCTGCAAGTCCCATAGTGTTTTCTTTAGATGATTCGCCAAAAGATTCAACTCTTGTCTGACCAATATCTTTACCTTTGGTCATAAGGGCTACACATCTTAGAACAACCCAATCTTTTTCCATTACAATAGGCTCATACTCTAATTGTATGTTTCGGTTACTGATAATCTTATCAATACCTGATCTTGTGATAATAACAAAGCCACGCTTGTCTTTATACACATCTTCTTGCACAAGACCATTTGCTTTGAACAATCTGCCTAATGCTTCTTTTCTAGTTTCTTTTACTAATTCTGCCATTTTTTTAATAGGTTTATGTGAATAACTGCTGCAAACATACAACTATTTTTCAATATACCAAAAGAAAAACAAGAAAAATGTAAAAAAAATTATTTTAGATATACTTTACTACCGAGATCCATAGGGATGAATAATCCTACTTTACCTCCATCAAGAACGATTCCACAGCCAATAGTAGGCTTTTTAGGAAAGTTTTTACCATAAGAAAATGCCATTGCATCTACATCAATGCCACATCCTACATTTAAACCGAAAATAAGGTCATTACGAGATGCCATGTAGTTAACACCGCCAAAGGAGTGGCAATGTCCTATAACAGTAGATTGTCTGTTTGCAGTAGCTCTATTAACTGCCGCCCTAGCTCCACTACTACCTGTTCCATGCTCATACAATACACCATCAATCTCCCATTGCAACTCCCACTTCCATCCTTTTGGTGCGTTCCATATATCTTCATAAGATTTCAGGAATCTTTTAGGAATACCTGCTGTAGTAGCTTGTCTGAATGGTAGTGCTGAGTGATTACCAACACAAACCTTAACATCAGGGAATGTTTCATACCACTTCTCCATAGCTTTTTGTGCTTGTTCTGCTTCGGTTTCTGCGTTAGGCATATCAGTTAGCTTTTCGTGGTAAGATAGAGCTGCATTATCAACCTCATCCCCAATATGAACTATTTGTGATACACCGAAGCGATCAAACACCTCATAGCAAAAGTTTCTGTATTCAGGGTGGCAAAAAGGCTCATGCGTATCGCCAATGATACCTACATTATTGCCATTTCTGTGTTGTTGGATAAGTTCAAATTCTGCTTTTGATAGTCTTGGTCTAAATTGTTTCATTGTTTCTATATTTTTGCAATTATATAAAAAAAAGTGGGAATACGCAAATATCCCCACCTTACTATCAAAACAAATGTAACAAAAATCCTAAGAACTAGGATAAAGAATGACAAATATAGCAATTAAATATTAAACGCAAAGTTATTTCTTTGTTTTTTCGTACGATCTTCCTCCAAAATATGCACCAAAAGCTGTTAACGCCAATAATTGCCACAAATCAATCCAACTATCTTTTATATCTAAGTCAATAAAACTAAAATCAACGAGAGTAAATACAGTAAGTACAAGGAGCAAAAAAGCCAAGCTAATAGGTCGAATGGATTTAGTGAGCCAATTACCCTGCATATCTGCTTCCCAACGCTTTGTAACTTCTTTTTGAATATTGTAATCATAATCTAATATTTTCTTCTTTATTTCTGCCTTTATTAGTTCTTTTTCTTCTGATGAGGTGTGTATCTTGTCAATAGCACTACCAACACTATCTACTAAATCCTTTGCCCCTGAACTAAAAATTTTTCCCAATATACTCATAACCTTATCTTTATCTTTAACCTTATCTTTATCTTTAGCTTTATTATATAGGGTATATTATACCCTTTGTGAACCCTTAATTATTAAAAAAATCATTAGTGTGTTTGTATTCAATAAACACCTGTTCGCCTAAATTTAAGGCATCTAAAATTCTTTTGTAAACTCTTTTGTAGGCTTGTGTAGATTTGCCTATAAAGCCACCTGTGATCAATCCGTTGTTTTCTTGCGAGTCGCCCAAGAGTAAACAACCCATAGTGTGTTCATCAGTATTTCCACAATGTATAAGAATATACTCAAAGTTAGGAACATTAGTGATATGAAGCATACCATCGTGTATATCAGAAAATCGTTTACTATATCTTTCATGAAATCCACCTTCTTTTCGTAACTTTATTTCGTATCTTCCGTAAGGTATCATAGTTTCCCCTTTTACCTTTACCTCTCTCTCCTCATCTTCTAGGGTGTAGCAAAGAAAATCATACCCTATCCAAGTTTTCTCCAACAACATACCATTTGTGCTGTCAGATGATATATTGTAGCGTAATACTACTAATTCCATTACTTCTTTTTAATAAACTCAAGTATAATATCAATCTTCTTCATCATCTCATTGATATTGTCTGCTGCCCTCTCGTGATGGCGTGAAAATTGGTTTTTAACCTCGTAAAGCGAAAAAACGAGAAAGCGGTACAGAGCATATAAGGCTCCCAATAGTAAAACTAATGGTAAACCATAACCCTCTATTAGTTGTAATATTTCTTGCATTACAATTTACAGTATTTACATTTACCAAAACATACTTTCTTAAATGTAGCGTAGTATAACAAAATACAAACTACTGCCTTTATTTTATCTATCATTTTTGCAACTTTTAATTGTAGCTAATTCTTTTTCTAATTCGTGTATTTTATCTTCGCACTCGTTTATTACTTTTATCTTCTTCTCCAATCTTTTCTCTAAAACAAGTATATCTTCATCAAGTTGAGCTATCTGACTATAAGCAATCCCCATCGTAAATATGATACCTATAATCCAAATTATATTTCCAACCGATAATGTTAAATCTTTCTGTATCATCTTCCTTGTCCACGATATTTCTTCTTATGACCAACCTGACCTTGTGAAGCGTTCTTAGAGTGCTTCTTACGCTTTACCTTCTTTTTTTGTGTGTATGTTGATCCTACTTTTCTTGCCATTATTTATTTGAAAAAAAGTAAGTTACTAAAGCACCAATAACAATAGTCCATAAACCCCACAAAGCTCTCTGCATATTTAATCTTGCAGATGTGTTTTTATTGACTCTTGAAACTACACCATTATCAGGATTGAGCAACTTTTCTGTAAGCATATCAAGTTTACTATCCATCTTGTCTAGCTTATCCTCCATAGAGTCCATTCTTTGTTTCATTAGAGCTATTTCTTGTGCTGTTGTAGCCATTTTATGATGTATATACAACCTCTATAATAGAGTTCAACCTAGCTTGAGTAGATGAGGCATCTGTAGGTCTTAGTGTTACTATCAAAACATCACCTGCTGTAAAAGTAGAAGATGAGCTTAAACTTGTTGTGTCAAATATATTTGGAGTGGTATTACCTTCTCCTGTTTCACTCATCGTATCACCTAGCTGCGTTAGAGCAAAACCTGAAGAACTTTCATCAGTAGGAGTTCCCTTATATAATTTTATTTCTACAGTTTTAGAACTATTTATAGCAATTAGACCTTTAAATGAACTTACAAATCCACTTCTAGT